GTTGTTAGCGTCGGCGCACTGCCTCCAACAAAGCGATAATTCGACGAAAAACTCAATGTTCTGCTCCCGGTGCCGTCTTGAATCACCTCAATAAATCCAGTCTGTCCTTCAACAGCATTTGTCGGGTTGCCTAATGTTCTGTTGCCACCGAGCGTGACTTTGTAGTGGCAATTATCATCTAAATCCACCGCAATGGTTGCCGCGTCGGTCAGCGTTGTAATCGCTCCACGCACACCGCCTGTAACCACTTGACCATTCGTGGTCTCAGTCAGCAGCAGGTAGCTAGCGAAGCCAAGCGCACCAGAGCCGTCAGTCTTCAGTGCCTGATTCGCGCTGCCGTCAGCCGCTGGAAGAGTCAGCGTGTAGTTAGACGAGATTGTGGCGGGGGCCTCTAGGGCCACGTAATTGCTGCTATCTGCGTCAGCAAAGCGCACATCTGAACGTGCGTTCAGCGTGATGTCACCCGTAAAGGTCGATCCAGACAGCGATGCCAGTCCAAAGTTGGTCGTAATCTGCGCAACAGTGACCCAACCATCGTTGGCGGCGTTGCGAACCTTGTACGTTGGCGGCGTTGTACTGGTATCGAACCAAGGCATATACGCATACTTGGTTCCGCTCGGCTCGGTTGAGCCACTGTTATGACTGACGATCGCCGCAAGGATCGTGTTCAGCTCAGCACGAAAATTCGCACCTGACTGATTAGCAAGTGAATAGTCAGTTGCTTGTGCCATCAGGAAATCTCCTTGCCGTGCGCAACGGCCATGTAGTCAAAGACCTTACTAATGATTGTATCTGAGCTGTTTTTGAACGTCACGGTGAAACCAGTCCTGCTGATGCTGCTCAGCTGGAAGTAATCACCGCTGTCGAAGTCCTGAGCCGTGATCCCCACGCTTGGGATGCTGTAAAACGCTGATGGGAACGTAACAGCCTTGGCGGATGTTCCAGACGTAATGTTGCGCTGCTGCTCGGTCCGGCGTTGCAACCTGACCTTGACGCCAAGCTGTTCAATCAAGGGATTCTGGGAAACGTTGCTTGACGTAGCGACAGCCTTGAACTGGAAACCGCGACCACGCTTGGTGTTATTGACGAACGGCTCCCACGTTCCATAAGTCGGGCTACCGCTCGGGTTGTCGTTCGTGCTGCGAACGTACAACTGCACATCGGTGTCGCTTAGATCATCAGCGTCGATGTCATTCCATGTATCGATCAACGCTGTTCGGTCATCCCATGTATCAGATGGCTGGAACGCACGGATCTGGAGCACTGAAAGCAATTCAACGTCGTACTTTGCTCCAAGGTCGAGCGTGCTGGCGAACTGATACTCACCGCTAGACGCCAAATCGCCAAAGAAGTCAATGCTGGTTACAGCGTCAAAGTCAGTGATGTCATCAATTAACCCGCCTGAGGTCAGCGCAATCCCACCCTCGGCTTCGCTGTAAAACATCTGCGTAAACGTTCCACCAAAGCTCGGGTTCTCCGTGTAGGTCTGAACAAGCTCTAGATCTTGCGGCTCAGGCAGGTCCACCACAACGCTGGGGATGCCAGTAGGTGCGGCATAATTGCCCAGCGAGTCTTTGGCACGGATTAAATAAGTGCCTTCTTTCAGCGGGACAATCTTCCGGGTGCTGCTGCCATTGACTGCAGGAACAATGTCTTGAGCCCGACCCCAAACAGCATTGGCGTTTGTATGGGGCGTATGCCTGATCTCAACCGATCCACCAACACGAACATCCAAGTCAACAGATTGCGGCCAATACAGCTCAGCAGTATGAGCATCAACAGGGGAGATGTTCAGGCTGGCGATGTTTGACGGCGCAGCCGTCTTGCCAACCGCCACAAATGTCGTTGATGCGCGTTGCGACTCTTTTGCCTGCTGGATTCCGTAGCTAAGCGCATACACCTCAACCTCATATGTTCCAACATCGCTGTTTTGGATTTCAAAGCCAGTATTCGCAGTTGTCGCAGTAACAAAATTATTGTCATTGAATCTATATCTAACTCGATAATTGTTAGCTCTTGCACTAGCCTGCCAGCCGACGACAAGCTTTTGCAGTACACGACCAGCACTTTCATACAACACCTCTTCAACCACCAAGTTGGATGGAGCCTCAGGCGGTTCGTTCAGCTGAGTGATGTCACGCTGAGTAAATTCAACGCCTTGCTCAATAAAATCATATTTATTGCGGTCGTGATATGAAGCCGTGACTGAGTAAGTGTCTTCATTTTCACCAACACTGACAACCCGCCAAGTGCTGAGATTTAGCCCAGTAAAACCAATGGCAAACGGAGCGCCCTGAATAGGAGCGAGCCTGAAAGCACTCGGCGGCGTAACTGTATTGCCAATAATCGTGCAACCACCTTGCTGCTGATACGTTCCATCCGGCAACACCAAATTCATCGTGAACGTAGACGGCGCTTGCGTTCCAAACATGTCCACATCGCTGCGATCTAGCTTGAGAGAGGTTGTAGTTGATCCTGACGTGAATCGCCCGCAAACTGTTTGACCAGCCTTAACAGGATCGCCAATTTTGATGAAATCACCAGGGCGAACAGTTATGCCCGCAGCAAGGTCAGTTTCAAATGAAACAATTTCAGTCTCGTACTGCTGCGTGTAAAGCAGCCACTTGCCAAGCCTGTTTGCTTGCTTGCGGCTATTGCATGCAAAAGCGTTAATGGATGTTTTGTTATACCCGTATTTTTTAATTGCCTCTTCGTCTTCAATCAGTTCGTACACATAGTCTCGCAGATCCATGTCAAAATACTTGACTGACACGCAGGTGTGCCGTGTCTTCATGCTGGAGCCGGAATACTGGAAGCCAGCTTCAGTAACATTTGTCTGATTAAAGACGTAAGTGAAATCTGCGTTTGGATCTTCCGTCTTGCGATCCTGAGCGACAGACAAGCCGCCTGCTTGCCAAAACGGCATCACCCGGAACACCGAACAGAGCTGGTTGATCAGGTCATACGCTTCAAAAGAACTCTGGATAGAGACATTGCAAGAAAAACGCGGGTCATCGTCTCCAGTGACAGTTTCACCGCAGTAAGCACTAGCCGCTTGAAACGAGTAAATATCTAGGTTACTGGCAACGTCTGCCGCTCCATCAAAGTTGCCTGCAGCATCCTTGGCTCGTTCCTCCGGAGTCAGGACATGATTGCCAAGCCCGTACCTTGTGTTTGTAAGTAGGTCGTAAAGGATAAATGCTGGATCAGTAGTCCATTCCTTAGATGCCTTAAAAGTTCCACCAAATGTTCCGTTATACGTCAACGCCCCTGTTGTTTGGTTGACCGTGGCGTTATGAGGGATCTTGACCTTGACTCCGCGAATCCGATAAGAACGGTCGGGGATATTAGGGAACTGTTGTGCATCAAACCTAAGAGCTACAAGAGCACTGTTTGGGAAACGTGTCTTGTCATCAACTCTACTCGTGAAGTCATACCAGAAGAAATCATCAATGATTGTATGCTTATCGCTTGTATTTTGAAAAGTTCGCGTAATGCGAATATCTACAGGAAAGGCACCAGTGGGCGAAAAGACTATAAGGTGCTTGCGCTGATACAAATCAGGGGTTCTTCCTCTTATTTCATGCTCAGATCCAACTTGTTGGTAGCCGCCTGAGTTATATTGAATTTCAATTTTGTATTTAATCTTCTCGCCCTCGATGTCGCCATCTTTTTCAATACGCTGCAACGCTGGTGTTCCAACCGTCACCCGAACTGCTGTAACGTCTGTGTCAGTAATCTGCCTCGTAACTGCAGTGTTGTTTTCAATTTTTACGTTTACAGCTGTTGTTGACTGGTTGGCAACGCCAATGTTTTCTGTCACATCTTGATCTTGCGTTCCAAGACGTGACTCGAACAACGCATCGTCCATATCAAAATTTAGATATGAACCAACGTCAGCTAGCGTTGTTCCACTGCTGACGGGCGCATTTGCTGCCAAGACAGGAGTGTTATTGAAAAACGTGTCTTTTAAAGATGCGATGTAATACTGCTGTAAAGCAGAAGAACGTGAAAGATCCTTTGCGCTTGGAAAGCCTTCAATCTCGCCTTCGCTAAGCAGGTCAATAATCCTGGCTACCTGTACCGAATCTAGATTGTCTTTTTCAATTCCCATGGTTAGTCCTCGTCATCAACATTCAAGCCAGCAGAGACGACGACACTGCCGACAATCATCTCACCGTAAACAATCGGCACTGGAACGCCCTCTCTCGTTACGTTTTGGATTCCGGAAAAGTTAAAATTTTCTCTTGGGTCATTGTCAACATCTGGCGCTTTTGGAACCGGCGTAATCAAATCAGCAACTCCACCGAGAACAAGTGCCGCACCAATGCTTCCTGCTGCTGCTGCCAAGCCAGCGCCAAGTGATGCTGCGCCAATACTCGACGCCAAAAAACTTGTGTTGAAAAGACCAGCGCCAGGGACAGCTAGCGATATACCTATCAACGCAGCTCCTGCCAAGATTTTTCCAGCACCTGAAGCGCCTGTAATCACAGGAATGACACGCACCACATCATCGTTGCTCAGCGGATAATGCAGTTGTTCAGGATGATCGGCCAGCTCAAGCTCAAGATCGCTGGCTGCCACCTTGTAATGCCCATCGCGCATTACGCCACGCAAACTTGGAAAGTTGCACAGCAAAAACCGAATCGCCTCAGCCGGTGTACGCACCAATGCCTCAAACACGCTCTGACCGCAGTGCTCTGCCAAGTGCCCGTAAACCTTGACCGTGCGGAGCATCTCCCGTCAGCCGCTATACCTCACAATTCTACCGGTCACTTTCTGCCAATAGGAATCCCATCGGTCACGCGAAGACAGCCGTCCCTGCAGCTGATGCAAGATTTTTTGCTCCCCTACAAATATCGCAACATGATTCAACCCAGGCGATCCATCAAGGCGCATCAGCACAGCATCGCCTTTTTCTGGCAGATCATTCCCTGTATCGACAAACCCAGTCTCCGCTAGGCAGCTTTCAAACAAAGGTGATCGCCGGAATGCATCAGCACTAACTGGACGATCCCAGTCGCGCAACTTCAAGCCCATTTCGCGCTTGTACCAATCCCGCACCAATGTCCAGCAATCGGATACGCCCCACACCCACTCCCGTCCGATCAATGGTGCTTCATAGCCATTGGGGCGGATAGAGCACCAGCGATCGCCCAGCAAACTGACGATGTACCAGGGCAGCTTGTACTGTTCGCAGGCCATCTTGTCGGCTTCGCTTGCAATCGCAGGCGTTGTTGGATGGCTATGCACAATGGCAATGACCGTTCCAGTGTCCTCCCCTCTGGCATAGTCCATCGGGTCCATCACGAAGAAATTGTTGTCCTCGGATAAGTTCTTACAAGGCCAATAACGCTTGCGGCCTTTGATGATCAAAACAAGTCCGCAGCATTCACGCGGTGCTTCAGCTTTGGCGTGCTCTAACGCCGAAACCTGCCACTCTTCCATCAACGCAAGCCACCTGCCGCAGGGAACGATCCGAACGGCAAGCCGCCATGCGCATCACCAGCCGGGAACCGCAATCTGCAGTCAGAGATGCGTTTTCCGCATACACCGCTCACTTGCACTGACGGAGTGTTGGCAATGTTGCTTGCAACTTGTGGCTCGCTAGTCGTAACCGGAATGCCAGCAGTCCAAACAATGTCCGAGCCATCCGTGTCACTGACGACAAGATTGCCATCTGTCTGCAACTTAAACTGCTTAGAGGCAAATCCTGTCGTTGCAACTTTGTAGGCAGCACCAGCCTCTTGCAGCGTGCCTTCTGTCGGATGATTTGACCTAAAAGGGTTGCCACTACTTAAATCAACTTTTGCAATCCAGTTTTCATCGTTTTTCCAAAGACCAGTCTGACTGTTAATCGTGATGCCAGTAATCGTGTTCCAGCCAAAACCTGTGTAGTTGGTGTTGCCTTGTGTGTAGTGACCCTCAGGCAAAGCAACTGAAGTCAAGTTGAACGTGATATTGACGGAACGGCTGCCCCATTCAGGGTGGTTCTCGGTGAAGTTCTTAGTTGCTGTTGTTGTTTGTCCCGCAGCTGATGGGCTACTGCCTTTCAGCTCCCAAGTAAACCCGCCCGACCTGCCTTGCTGCACATCAGGCGGATACCATTCGTCAACGCCATCAGTGATTAAACGAGTTAAAGACGATATTTGTCCAACACGATCAGTGCCGGTTGCCCAAACAACAGATTCGGGATACTGGGTTTTAGGGTACTTATCGTTATAGAGGACTAGGTTGCCATCGTTTTGCATAACAAGTGAAAAATTATCTCCATCAGTCGAGCCACCTACGCGCCAGTGCGGTTCTCCTGTTGGATCATTTTTGATAAATACGTTTAACGCTCCATCACTCTCAACAACTAACTTAAACCAGCCATTAGAAGACACCATTGAGTCGCCTTCCTGAAGCGTAGAACCAGCTGATAAAACGTCCGATCCAGACGTATAAACAAAGTTGGTTGCAGCCACAGAAGTAATGGATTCGCCGCCAGCCGTAAACTCATTTGGCCCGGTGTATCCGCATTCCTTGCCTTTGTATTCCCATTGGCAGAGGTTCGACAGAACCTGACGACGCGGTGCTTTGACATTAGTTAAGTCAAAGCTTGAGACCAGTTCAAACTCAACAAAGTCTCGATTTTCGTTAACCTTACGATCCACATAAAACACTTCTTTTGGCATCGTCTCGTTGGCGTTTGGAGTGCCATAAGGATTGACTCCGTTTTGCCAGTTTGCTCCATCCAAAAAACGACTCAACGTGCGAACACGTGTAAACTTTGCACCGTTTAAATCATTGCCAAAATTAAACACGTTGACGCCAAGCAATAACGCAGACATCGACCCTAAGACGTTGCTAACGCGAACAGTAGGGCGAGGCAATGTTCCATCACCCTTGAACTCAAACCCATCCGCTTCAATTGCAATGCCGGTATAAGACTTGCCATCAAAGACAATTGATCCTGGCGTGTCTTTTTTGTTCACGCCGTTGTAGAAGTAATACTCCTCAGAAGAGCCGTGAATTTTTTCAAACAGCTCTAGCTCAAACAACTCAATAACCGCAAACGGGCTCGAATTGAGCAGCTCTTCAAAAATTTGACTCATGGCTCAAACACTTGCTGGAACGTGGCAGAAATCTGCGCCCTACCGGGAAAGTTAATCGTTTTATTCCACTCCGGACAGATCCATTTGTAAGTCGCAGTCTCGTCTGGTGGAGACCAGTCAAAATTTTCGGCTCCGCCCCTTGCATCTAAAAATGCTTCGATTTCATCCGCGCCTTCTTCAGTCACGTCCCAAACCAGTGACCACACCTTGCGGTTCTGATTCAAGCCATGCGTAATTCTTTGCCCGTAGCCGTCACCGAATTGGACATTACGGACAGAAGGCTGACTGCGCTTTCTTGCGCCGACCAGTGGGTCATAGGAAGGGAAGGTAGCCATCAGCGGGTAAGTAGCCCTCCAGGCCGTTTCTGTTTAATCAATTCTGCCTGAACTGCCGCTCCAATCAAACGGCCAAGCTGACCGGCTTGTGCATCGTCGCCTTGAGTTGCAGTGCCCTTGGCGTCAACGTTGACCACCACGTTGGTGCTGCCGCCCATTGCGTTGTTTGGAACAATGGTGCCGCTGGACCGTGGGACAAACAACTCAGGACCACGTTCGCCGACGAGTGCAGCTTTCCCAACTGGGGGGCGACCGCCACCAGCAAAAGCGCCTGAAAAATCAAGTCCAGCAGTTTTTACTTGAGGAGCTTTGAAACCACCACCGCCGCCTATGCCAAGCGCCCCAAAGAGCATCCCCGCAATACCGCCAGAACCCTGTGGCCCCATGATTGCCGTTTGAAGCATTTGGCTAGCAATCTTTTTGAGCATGCTGCTAGCCACTTGACCCAAGGTTTTTGTGCCTTCGATCATTCCTTCGATTCCACTCAAAATCTCGTTATTAATGGTGTTGGCCAAAGACTGGAATTCTTTACTTAGCTCCTTGGTAAACGGCGCCATTTCCTGCATTTCAGCAGTGACTTTGCTGAGTGCGTCAAACTGATCACGCATGTGGCCGCTAATTGCCTTATTGCGCTCAAGGCTCAAAGCTTCAAGCTCGCTTCTAAGAGCGACTTTAAGATTGCTTCGCTCTTCATCTGATAACGCTTTAGAGATCAAAGAGTTATAGTCACGCTGCAGCTTTCCTTTCTGCAAGTCAAATTTAAGATCTATTTTTGCGAGATCACTGCTTTCTTTCGCTATAGCAAGCTCAGCTTTTGATAAAAAGAGCTTTTTCTCAGAGGTCGCTAGTTGCCGTTGAGTACGCTCAGCAAGTTTTGAATCGCCATCTGGTTCAATTCTAAATTGAGGTCTATCAAGCCCTGGCCTATCTAGTCTTGCTCGTGTTGCCTCATCCATTGTTTTGAGCCTATCTTGCAGAAACTGCAGTAAAACTTCTTGGAAACTTTGCCCCCTTAATTTTGCAAATTGGCGAGCTTTATCCTCAAGTTCTTTGAACTCAGCTTCTCCAAACAGTTCCTCTGCGCCGCCACGTACACTTTGACCTTTGAAAAAATTTACAAAATTTGTAGGGATGATGCCAGCCTCAATGTCTCGGCGGGCAGCAGCTTTCGCTGGCTGTGTTGCCTGAACAATCAAACTGTTGATTTGATTAAGAGCATTGGCGGCAAGATCTCCAATGAAGTTTATAGGCCCCTCTAAATTAACTATTAGTTCTGCAAGGCCCCTAAAGCTCTCTGACAACTGAGGCATAACGCTGCCCGTCAAAGCAACTTGAACATCTTCGACTGCATTCTGAAAATCCTTAATTGCAGCAGCCGGTCCTTTGAGGGCTTCCTCTAACTGCCCAGCGCCTTCACGTTCAACTCGGCCAAGTGCAGCAATAACAATTTCACTTGTAATTTTTCCTTCTTCCCCAAACTTCTTAAGAGCACCAACAGTCGTGCCCATCTCTGTTGCGATTGCCTGCGCAATCAAAGGAGCTTGTTCAAGGATTGAGTTAAGTTCTTGCCCTCTCAATACACCACTGCCGAGAGCTTGACTCAACTGCAAGAATGCACCTGCCGATTCAGAGGCAGTCGCTCCAGCAAGAATCGTTGCAGTATTAAAGCCTGCAAATGCAGTTTCAATGGTCTGCATTGACAAGCCCATGGGCCGCAATCGTGCAATCAAGCGCGAAAGCTGAACGTTGGCTTCTGTTTGACTGAGATTGAACTTTTCGGCAGCACGTCGTGCAGCATCTTGCGCCTGCTCTGTTTCTCCAAAGGCTTGCGTCAACAATCGCAACCGACGTTCAGATTCGTCACGGGCAATACCAGCCTGCACCGTTTGCAAAGCCGCAAAACCAATCGCAACTTTTCCAACTACAGAGCCCAGACTATTCATGCTTCTATTTAACTTATTTGTCTTTTCCTCTAATTCGCCAATGTTGATTGATCCTTCTTTGCTGAACTGTTTTATCTTCCTTCCTGCTTTATCGGACGACCCGGTCAGCTTGTTAAAAGCATTCTGCAAACCTGCAACAGTTCCTTGCAGCCGCTTAGTGGCAGCTGCAGCAGGGCCCGTTATAAACTCAATGCCTACGCGAACGACCATGACGGCGCACCTGTTCCTTCGACTTTAGCGCCTACGCTTCGCCTTTTTCATCCGCTCCTCTTGCTCATCATTCAAGAGGTCAAAGTACGCAGACCATATCAACAGCTCATCCATTGTCACCTCTTGATTCAAGCGGCTGAGCGTTAATCCAAGTTCTTTAGCAACGCCCAGCTGCAGTCGAAGCAGATTGTCTTTCCTGATCTGCTGCTTCAGGATTTTGGGTCAACCGGCTCCTCATCGCCCTCGACATTGATCACAGCAAGCATCAAAGCCTGCAGATCAGCGTCACGGACTTCACGCTTCAGCTCAGCGACTTCACCCATTTGGAAGAGACGGTTGCCCAGCTCATCCTGAGCCTTGAGAATTAAAAGCTGGATGGCAAAGGCGTTGGCGTCATCGTTGGTTCCCTTCTGAGCCCGTTCACGCTCTGCCATCGTCAGAGGTGTGCAGTAAAACTCAAACTCACTGCCATCAGACAAAGTGACAACCTTTTTCACAGGCTGTAAGTTTGCTGCTTTTTTCAGGCGATCTAAAGCTCGATTAGAAGACGGAGCCATAAAAAATCTTAGTCGCTAACAATATAGGCATAAAAAAGCCCCCGACACAAGTCGAGAGCTAAACAATGTTCTTGGGTTATCAAGAACGATCGAAGTCGAAAGTAGGAGCCTCGGTTGGACGGAAGCTGATCTCAACAACCTGTGCATCATCAGGCGTCACTGAGAAGGACGCAGAGTTGATTACAGCAGGAACTTCAATAAAGGTGCTAGACGTGTCAGCAGGGGAGCCGGAGGACAGCACCAAATCGCTGTAGAGCTTGAAGGTTGCGCCAGCTTGCTTGCGCTGAATGACGTCCTCAATCAGACGGTTAGCAATCGTGGTTGCGTCGTCAGTGAAGTAGACCGTGGCAGAGCCGGAACCATCAGCAAAGCCGGTGATGAAGGTCCGGAAAGGAGCATTCTGAGCAAGAGTACCGCCGATCGTGGTGGTATCCAACTCTTCGCGAGTCACCTCGAAAGACCATTCACGGCAATCGCCAACGGATTGAAAATCAGCGAAGTCGATTGTGAAAGGCGTGGTTCCGTCAGTGCCATCGCTACTCAATGCCAGCTCACTGCCGCCAGATGTTGAGGCAAACGTCGCGATGCCAGTCGCCGCCGCGTAGGTGCGGATGAAAACATCGGTGCTAGCACTCAAGCCACCAGGCAACGTTCCGCCAGTGCCAGTGCCAAAAGAAACCTTGTCATTCACCTGAAAATTCAGGTAAGTGCCAACGTTAATGTTGTTGCTGCCGTTGGTCACGTTCGCTGCGGTGAACGTAGACTTGGTGCCAGCAGGCTTGTAATAGAGAGCGCCGGACGTACCGGACAAGACAGTAGCCATGACTTTGTGCGGTAGTGGCTTTTTTCGAGTCTAGCTTAGGTACGCATCGAAGCTCACGCTAACCTGCACCTGAAAAAAAGAGTCTGAGAGCCCAGATGCGATCTGACTGGGGCCAGATGCAGCGTCGAAGATCACGTCATTAACTATTTCTCTGTCAAACAAGTCTTTGACTCGTTCCGCGATTGTGTAGGCAGCAGCCGCACCAGTACCCACATCAGCAAAGATATTCACAGTCAAAACACCGGATTGGCGATTCCTGCCGGTGGTCGGTGCCAGCAAGGTGACATAGGTGTTGTCACCGAATTCAATGTCAACGCTCAACCAAGGGGCGTCTGTGGGCGGCGTGAAAGCCGTGTTCGGATAGGCAACTTGGTAGGCCGGAGAGTTGGCCATCTCAGTGCCAATACGGCCCTCGATGACTGCGCGAACATCGTTGTAAGTGCTGGTCATACGGAACTCCTCCTGTCTTTAATGAAGTTTTCTACATCCTTGGCGACAATCTTCTCGTGATAATTCTGAACAATCGGCTTTTTAGAGCGCCACTGACCCTGCCATGAAGGCGGCAAGTCTTCGCCCGTGATCACCGGAACCACGTAAGGAACGTTGTTATAGACGTGATACGTCTTGCCTAGCGTCTCCCGGCTGTAGTTGGTTCGCTGCGGTGGCAGCACAACGTTCGGATAATTGCCTTCTGGCTGGGGCTGTCCATCTGGGCGATTCTCAGAAATCAACCAACTGGCCTTCAATCGCCCGGTGTCATACGGGCTGCCCTCTTTCAGTTTTCTGTCGGCAAGGTTGATGGCATCATGCAGCAGCTCCTCTGTCTGCCTGCTGATTTCACCAATAATTTGATCAAAGCGAATGACGCGAGTGCGAGCCATGACTATGCCCTCAAGATCATCTCGTGTGTAATCGCCGTGTTGTCTTGGTCGATCGTGTTGACCTGAATGATTTGATATTCGACAGAGCTGATGACTACACGGTCTTTAGTCGAAGGCGCCGTCGTAACGTCGTCAGCAGAAATGATCAGACGTTTATCCGTCGTCTTAATCAGCTCGTCCACCTCACGATTAGAGATGCCTTGCACGACACCCTTGATCGCCGTGTCGCTAGTGCTTTCAGTGACCGTGCCGGTAGTTGTGTTGTAACTGCCCGCCGTGACATAGCGAATGGTCACATCAGCGCCGAGCGCCTTGATCACATTCGTCGCGACCCTGCCTAGCGAATCAGCAAGTGCCATCAGAGGTTGTAGGCAAGGCAAGCCCCACTGGTCAGCGTGATGCTGGTGATAATGCCGCAGATGTAGGTGTCAGCCACAAAGGTCTCCCCAGCCAAGCTGTCGCCAGTGGCGTTCTTTACGGTGATCGCCGCGATCACAGTGTCTTCTTTGAAGTAAATCTTCTGGAATCGCCCGGTATGGGCGTTGGTGTCAGAAATGAACTCGAAGCCGCCTGAAAGGTCTCCGTACATGGTCAGCTCCGTTTGATAGCGATGTTGCCTGGTCCACTAATTCTAAGACCCGTCAAGTACCTTTCAAACATCGGTGGCACATGGTCAGCGCCAACAGCACCAGCCTTGTCAGGCGTGACATTGATGCTGCCAATCTGAACGTTCTTGTAATCGTTCAAGCCGCTCAGGCTGATGCCGTCCGTGTTGTTCTTCAGGTAAACAGCAAGCTCAATCTGCGCCCGCTTGATTTGATCCGGAATCTCGGTATCGGTGAAGTAATCCTCAGAGATGCGGAAAGGAAAGCCAGTGGCGTACGTATTGACGTAGGTATCGGGCTTTCGCACGCCAGTACGCGGCCATTGCCTTGCTTGCGTATCAGTGGCGCGTGCGCCTAAAAATCTTTCGCGATCCAA